ACGCACAGCATGGAGTGAAGCCATGGAAAACATTCCACGAAATCACAAAAGCAGTGCAACAGGGAAGAGTGGAGAAACTGGTCATCGGAAACCATGCCGTAGGGTCGAACAGGTGGAAGATCACACAGGCTACCCAGTCAAACCTTATTGTTATGGGTACTGGGGAAATCCAGAAGATGGATGTCAATCTTTCATTGGAAGAATATCTGTAGGGAGGGCAGCGGAATGACAATAGACTTAAAACACATAACCGTAGCCTTTGACTACGCAAGCGGGGACATCGCAGATATTAAAAGATGTCTGGAATGCTTATACCAGACGGCAGAGGGAACGTGCCCACTTGACCGGGAATTCGGTCTGAACACGGACTTCGTAGGGATGCCGATGGATGTGGCAAAGAGCCAGTTCGCAGTGGAGATCATCGACAAGACGGACCGGTACGAGCCAAGGGCAACAGTAAAAGATATCAACTTCTCATTCAATGAGGATGGGCAGTTGCAGGCGGAGGTGGTAATAACAAATGTCTGACACAATCCAAAGCGTAAAAGACCTCCCAGAGGTGTCGTTCATTGACAATGACACACTGGAAGCAATGAAAACAAGAATGGTGGCAAACTTTGAGAGCGAATGGAAGCGCATCACAGGACAGGAGATAACGCTCTCTCCTTCAGATCCGAACCGCATCATGCTATATGCCATCGCACTGGAATTATACCAGGACGAACAGTACATAGACAGAGCCGGAAAGCAGGACTTAATCAAATACTCCTACGGCGAATTCCTCGACAACCTCGGAGCAGGCAGGGGAGTAACCAGAAAGCAGCCGTCCCCTGCGGAAACAACACTGAGGTTCACTCTTTCAGAGAAGCGGCCTGCAGCCGTAGGCATACCGGAAGGAACAAAGGTCACGGACGGCAACCTCAACTACTTCGCCACAGTAGGATACGAGGAAATCCCCGCAGGGGAAACCTATGTAGATGTGAGGGCACTCTGCACCGAGAACGGAGTGGACGGAAACGAACTGCTGCCGGGGCAGGTCAATGTACTGGTTGATTTGATACCGTATGTGGAGAGCGTAAGCAACACGACCAAGACAAGCGGTGGAGCAGACCTCGAATCAGACGAGAGCCTTGCAGAGAGGATATTCCTCGCACCAAGCGGATACAGTGTCGCAGGACCGGACGATGCATACAAATACTGGACAAAGACCTACAGCCAGACCATCGGAGATGTAAAGGTAACCAGTCCGAACCCGGTAGAGGTAGAAATTCGTTTCATTATGACGAACGGAGAACTCCCGACAAAGACTGTCATAGACGGAGTGGCAGCATACCTGCAGGATGAAAACATCCGCCCGCTTACCGACAAGGTAACCGTGCTCGCACCGGAGACGGTCAAATTCAACATTGCATTCACATACTATGTAAATTTGAGTGACCAGTCCAAGGCAGGAACTATACAGGCGGAGGTGGCACAGGCGGTGGCTGACTACATCGAATGGCAGACCAGAACCATCGGCAGAGATATCAACCCTTCAGAACTCATGAAACGGATCGTGGCAGCCGGAGCAAAGAGGGCGGAGATAACCTCTCCGGTATTTACGACCGTGCCGGATACCAGTGTCGCAAGGATAGGAACGCAGACCGTGACATACGGAGGTGTTGAGAATGATTAGTTTATATGACGGACAGATCACAGACCTCCTGCCATGGAAGATAGCACAGAGCACTGAGGTGCGCTGCATATCCTACGCAGTGCAGCAGGAACACCAGAGGATGCTCCGGCTGGCAGCGCATACCAGAACTATGGCAGTCATTGATGAACTGCCGGAGCGGATACTGGATGTACTGGCGGTGGAATTAAGGACACCATACTACCAGGAGAGCATGAATCTGGAAACCAAACGCAACATCATAAAGAGGACGCTCCTGTGGCACACCAAGGCAGGAACTCCGAGTGCGGTATCAGAACTGATAGAGATTGTATTCGGGGAAGGCAGGACAGAGGAATGGTTCGATTACACCGAGGGTCCATACACCCCCGGAACATTCGACATCATAACCAATGCCAGAATGACAGAGGAAATGGCAAATTACTTCCTCTCCATCATTCAGAGAGTAAAGAACACCCGCTCCCATATCCGCAGGATACTGGTGGAGCGAGAAATGGAGATGCATGAGACAGTGGCATCCGGGGTGGTCAGCAGTCCGAAAGAACAGGTGCTGAACCACCACCAGACCACAAACGATTACACCATGCAGGAGACGGCTGCATCAGCCGTAACCTCCGCACCGTCCAGAACGGTAACAAACCACCCGGAAGGACGCACCGGAGATATCGGCATGGAAGGGAACGCTGCAGCAGGTGCAGTAAGTTCCCCGCATGAGACTATCGGGAATAATGTCAACCCACGCACAGGCACGCTGTCGGGCGGTGTGAGCGGTTTTGCAGCGATAGTGGTAAGAAACACCAAGACCACAATTCTAAACGGAGCACAGCGAACACAGGCAAGCGTACACGGCACTGTGCCGAGGGTGGCAGTGGGAATGGCATCACATTCCAAAATAACAACATAAAGGAGGAACAACGATGGCAGGAGTATTCAAAGAAGCAGTGCTGACAGCCAAAGGAATCGCCCTGCTCGCCAAGGCACAGGCAGGAAGATGCACAATCAAACTGACCAAGGCCGCAACCGGAGACGGATCATATTCAGATGGCGAAGCACTCACAAACAGAACTGCTCTCAAATCCAAGAAGCAGGAGTTCGCACTGATTACAGTGACGACCCAGAAACAGTCCAATGTATATGTGAAATTTATCATCACAAACAAGCAGGACACCGGAAACCTTAAGAATGGCTACTACGTGAAAGAGGTCGGCATTTATGCACAGGACCCGGACGAGGGGGAAATCCTCTACGCACTGGCAGTCGGAGTCGCAAACCAGTGGGATTATATGCCCGCTTACAACGACCTCCTCCCGTCCACGATTACCATGGACTTCTTAACCGAGGTCGCCAACGCAACAGATGTAACTATCGTAACACCAAACAGTATGTACCTTTACGACCAGACCACTGGGGATAAGTATGTGCTTGGTGTGGATAAAGGACTTTTATACTACGAGGAGGTAGAGGAATAATGGGAAAGACATACATCGCAGACAAGGAAACCCTCGACAAGTGCTATGCGATTTTATCCGCAGACGGAATCTATGGCTTTATTGAGCACATGGATGTTTTAAGTCCGACAGCACGAATCGAATACATCGGACAGAACAAAGACTTCACTCCGATTTCACTCAACAAGGACACCGGAACAATGACACTCAACAGTTGGGCAGACTTCCCGATCATCGTGGCAAATAAGCCGTGGATGGTAAGGGCAGACGGAACACCGGACTACAGACTGGATGAGAACGACTACACCAAGAAAGAGGACGGCACTGCTTCGGATGTTTCCAACACAAGCTACAACGGCGGAGCGTTCTCGTGGCTTGCCAAGATTTACAAGCAGGAGTATATGCTCGGCAATGACCGTGTCGTTAAATTCTCCATGAGGGAAAGAGACGGATTCGAGCCTGTCGGATTTAAAGACCCGAGCAACAATGTACTGGAGGGTGTATGGATTCCGATGTTTTACGGTTCAATCCTCGGAGCAGATACCTCCACACCAAAGATGGTGTCTCTGGCAGGATTGCAGCCTTGCTACAATAACACCACGGACAAAGAGCATACCGCAATCGCAAACTTCTCAAGCCGTGCAGCATTCCTCGGTGGCGGAATTGTTCAGACAATCACTGACCTTCTGATCATGTTCGCAAAGAGCACGAACTCACAGGAAGCATACGGCTATGGAAATTCAAGCGGATACGATGCGAGCCTTGCGCCGACCAACGGAGTGAAACAGAATGCAGTCGTAGGTGGCGGACAGTTCTACGGAACCAAGGATGCGAAGTCACTCAACAAGATCTTCCACTCCATCGTCCTTGGAACATATCAGCAGTGGATGCGTGACCCGTACACATTGCTCGTGAACGGCAGATACAAGGTCAGCAAGAACTACACCTACGATGTGACCGGAGCGAAGTACCAGGATACAGGCATCAGCCTTCCGAAGATGTTCGAGAGTGATGGAAGCACACAGAAATACGGTATTTTCTATCCGCACAAGTATCAGACCGTTCCCGGCTTCGGAGCAGTTCCGGTTCATCCGTGCAAGGGAAGCACATCCACTGGCGGCTGTGACGGATTATGGCAGAATGTCGAGATTGTGGCGGTCGCCCGTCGGTTCGGTCGTTGCAGCGGCGGTACGAGTGATGGTTTGCGCTGCT